ATACCAGCTCAGCCACGCTGGGTGCCGGCACCACAGTATACGTCACGACTGGCGAATCATCTGGCACAAACTACAGCGCGGCTGGACAAGCACTCACCAACGTCACGCCAGCGCTTTCTGGAAGTGTAGCGGTTTGCGATTTTGCAGACGAAACTTTTGGCACAGCAACTGTCACAGCGCGGGGGTGCCTAATTTACAACGCTACAAACGGAAATAAAGCCATTGCTGCGATTGATTTCGGCGCAGACAAGGTTTCGACTGCGGGCGATTTTACGGTTGTATTTCCGAGCGCCTCAAGCAGTGCAGCGATTATCCGGCTGGCTTAACGTGGGGCTCGGACATGCCACTAACTGTTTTTAACTTTAAGCCTGGAATCAATAAAGAAGAAACCGAATACTTCAATGAAAGCGGCTGGGTTGACGGAAACTTGGTGCGCTTCAGAAAGGGCCGTCCAGAAAAAATTGGCGGCTGGGAAAAGCTTTCAGCAAACACATACCTTGGTTCTGCGCGAGCGCTGCATTCATGGATTTCTCTGGGCGGCGCACGATATCTTGGTGTGGGTGCCACCCAAAAATACTATATTGAAGAGGGCGGAGCCTATAACGACGTAACGCCGCTTCGAAAAACCTCCACCAACAGCATTACTTTCGCTGCGACTAACGGCTCGTCAACCATCACCGCAACTGACTCTAGTCACGGAGCGGTAACCGGCGATTTTGTCACGCTCTCCGGTGCAGCAACACTTGGCGGACTGATTACCGCTGCCGTCCTGAATCAAGAATATCAAATCAGTCTTGTCACAGGCGCGAACACTTACGAAATCACAGCCAAAGACACGTCTGGGGACGAAATTTCAGCCAATGCCAGTGACTCAGGCAATGGCGGCAGCGGCGTCGATGGCCTATATCAGATTAATTCGGGACTGGATGTTTACGTGCCATCCACTGGTTTCGGCGTTGCAACGTGGGGAGCCGGCACATACGGCTCGTCTAGCGCGATCGCCGCCTCTGGCCAGCTGCGGCTCTGGACGCACGATAATTTCGGAGAGAATCTAATCATCAACCCGCGCGGCGCAGGTATTTACCGTTGGGTTGAGAACAACGGCTTGACCGTTAGAGCCTTAGATCTAAGCGGTATCAGTGGCGCCAACTTGGTGCCAACCGTTGGGCTGCAGGTCATTACGTCCGAGACTGATAGACACTTGATTGTTTTAGGCGCTGATCCAATATCGAGTGGTGCTCGCACCGGAACAATAGATCCGATGTTGGTTGCGTTTTCGGACACAGAGAACGAGTTGGAATTTGAGCCGCTGACGACAAACAGTGCTGGCTCATTGCGACTATCATCTGGCTCGCTGATTATCGGTGGACTAAAATCCAGACAAGAAACTTTGATTTGGACAGACACCAGCCTGTACAGCATGAATTTTATCGGGCCGCCTCTGACGTTTGCATTGAATCTTATCAACGAAGGTGCTGGACTGATTGGCCCTAAAGCGGCAGCCAATGCGCCAACGGGCATCTATTTCATGTCTAAGAATGCCTTTTACTTTTACAATGGATCGGTGCAAAAACTGCCTTGCTCGGTGCAGGATTACGTTTTTGACGATCTAAACCTCACTCAATCATTTAAGTGTCATGTTGTCGTCAACGCAGAATTTTCTGAGGTGTGGTTTTTCTATCCGTCACTTGAGGACGACACCAACGAAATATCGCGCTACGCCATTTACAATTATGAAGAGCAAACGTGGTCGATCGGATCTTTGGTGCGTTACGCTTGGCTTGATGCGGGCATTGAGGATAAACCCAGAGCCGCCGGCGACAGCTATATTTATTTGCATGAAACCGGATATAACGACGACACATCCAGCATGGACAACGTGTTCATTGAATCTGGCGACATTGACATCGGAGACGGCGCCAATTTCGTCTTTATAAAGAAAATCGTGCCCGACGTGCAATTTGACACCTCTTTGGGGATATTAAATTCACCGGCCATCAATGCGGTTATCAAGCGCCGAAATTATCCGGGCGAGAGCTTGACCACAGATTCAACCACACAGATAACACCGACAACTACATTCGGTGGTCTGCGCACAAGGACCCGACAAATGGCCTTGCGTTTCGAGTCGGATGACGACAACGCTAATGCAGCGGACCGGAAAGATTACAAATGGCGAATCGGTAATACGAGGCTGGACATACAAGCTTCAGGCCGTAGAGGTTAGTGTCTAAATTACTGCCAACTCGACTACCGTTAGCGCAAGGCGAGTCAGTATCGGCGAACACATTCAATCGGCTAATCAGGATCTTAGAGCTCAATCTTGGAGCGCAAGATCCCGATAATGTTCAGCATTTTAGCGCAGATGATCTTTCTGCGTTACAATTCAAATCGGGTGCTATAATATTTAACACTACGGTAGAGGTGCATCAGGCGTTTGACGGTAATACATTCAGGGACTTATATTCGCATCAAACTTACCCCAGCGGAGTTCAAGTAAGCTCAGCGCTAGGGGCGGTCACAATCGAGATAACATGACATGGGCAACGACGATCTAAAGAATGCATTAATGAGAGCGCAGGGCGTGCAAGGATTTATGGGTGGCGGAATGGCTACTCACGCTATGCCAGATGGCACGGTTATGCCAGGCGCTACTCACGCAGATTATGAGGCAATGGGTTATCAGGAAGGCGGCCCAGCCGAATCAATATCACCCGAATTGCTAGAAAGAATTAATCGGTTTGCTGGTGGCTCTTTCAACATGATGCCAACGGTTAACCAAGCCAAAGGAGCCATTTCAAACAGAGGGATGGATATGTCCCCTGCTCAAATGGCTTTATTGGGGCAAGCCGAAGAAGCTTCTGTTGAATCCGCAATAACACAAGATCCCAAAGCAGACATCGCTGCTGCCATCGAAGAAATGATGATGCAGGCGCGGATGACTGACGACCCTACTGAGCGTCAACAATACGAGCACTTGGCTGAAGCGGCTATGATTGGAGCTAATGCTCCGATGGGCCAGCAAGCTATTGCCCTAGCTAATGAGGGTCGGGGTGATGACACTGCTCTTGCTCATCTTCGGCCTGGTGAGGTAGTCCTTCCCCCTGAAGCGTTTGAAGATGAAGACTTTGAGCGTGCAGTACAACAACGATTTGAGCAGCTTGACATTGACCCCCACCAAGCGGTTGTTGGTTTGGGCATTGCCTCATTAAACCCTATCACCGGACTAGAAGAATTTGGTTTCTTCAAGAAGCTGGCTAAGGGCGTAAAGAAGGTGGTCAAGAAAGTAATTAAGCCCCTAGCCAAGGTAGCCCAGTTTATCCCTGGCCCCTGGCAGCCTATCGCTGCACTGGCTAATAAAGCATGGACTGTCTACGATGTAGCGAAAGGTAACATTAGTCCCCTGGCGCTGCTGACTGTTGCAGGACCTGGAGCAACCGGCGGAACCTTTGGCGAAAATATATCTAACATAACAAAAGCTGGTAAAGGTAGTTTCTTTAGCGGCTTAGGCGCTGGCCTTTCTGGGACTGGCTCCGCCATAAGCGGCGGCATAGGAAACTTAATTTCTAATCCAATGGATACAATTTTTGGTGGAGTGGGCGGCACTAAAGGAATACCAGGGTTGCTCAAAACAGCAACATATTCTGGTGCTGCTGCAGCGCCTGGAACTGTAGCTGGAGCTGGCTCTACCGTGTTCCGTCCAGGAAGTTTACCTGGCGCACCAACAACTATGCTGGGCAAAGCTGCGTCAACACTAGGTGGTGTGGCCGGCGGAGGAATGCCGGCCCAGGCTGGCTACGACATGAGTGGAACATACATTGACGCTCAAGCTATCGGCCAAAAAACTTTTCAAGATGCGATTGCTGCTGGAGCAACAGAAGAGGAAGCCCAAGGTTATGCCAACCAGGCGTATGAATCAGCAATGGCTGCTCTTGGTGCAAACAGTGGTGCTTCTTCGTCAACCTCTAGCGGGTTATCAAGCCTTAACCCTTTCACTAACGGCAGTTTTATAGACAACGCTTTTGATACACCGGATTGGATGAAAAACTTGACTAAAGATGGCGGAAGCAATCTTGCCTCTGCGTTTGGTGGTGGCAGTGGGTTTGGCGGTAAAGATCTAGCGGCAATGGGCTTAGCTGGGCTGCTGGGTAAAATGGCTTATGATGAAGCCAAAAATGCTAAGGGTGTAGCACAGACTCCAATGACCACAATGAACTCAGCTGGCCGATACAATATAGAAGCGGAGATAGCTAGGCGTACAGGTAAGGAAGCTCCTAACCCCGTCGAGTTTGGTTTGCTACCCTCTAACACTTTCCCCACAATGAGCGGGGGCCGTGCAACTCCGCCTAGGGATGAGGAGCCAATGTCGGCCCGTTATGGCGGACCTGTAATGCGGTTTGCTGAAGGTGGCAATGTAGCAATGGAAGAATTTATTAAGATGGATGGCCGCATTGATGGCGAAGGCACAGAAGTCAGCGATGACATTCCAGCCATGTTAAGCGATGGTGAGTTTGTAATGACTGGCCAAGCAGTGCGTGGTGCCGGTGCTTTTCAGATGAAGAAGGACGGCGGGATCATAACGCTAGAGCCCCTGGGCAAAGAGTCCAGGGACAAAGGCACCAAGCTTATGTATGACATGATGTCGTTATTTAAAGATTTCGCAGGAGAGCCAGCATGATTATGTCCCCACAACAGTTAAAGCGTTATGCAGAAGGCGGTTCGGCTGATCCTTATGTTGCAGGCATAAACGTAAACGAAACATCTATGGACGGCAATACCCAGCAACTTCTGTATGGGTTAGACGGCCAGGGTGGATTTATACCTGGTGCTATGAGAGCAGCAGAGCGCAGCTTCTTTGATGAGCAGGGCAGGCCCCTAGTAACTCCCCAGGAGATTGCAGGGTTCTCTCCCGACCAGCAAGCAGCCTTTCAAATGGCGCGTGAACAGGTTGGTTCTCAGAAGCCATTCCTTGAAGCTTCACAGCAAGCATACGAGCAAGGTCTCGGCGCTTTAGGGCAAGGGCAGCAAGCTCAACTTGGTTCTCAGCAGCAGTCATTAGCTGAGCTGCAGCGAGCCACAGGCATACAAGACTTTCAATCTCAGCGTGGCTTAGGCGATGCACTTGGTGGAATCAACCAAGGTCAACAGCAGTTTGACCAGGCAACTGGACGAATGCGTTCTGACCTGGACCAGCAACAACAACAGCTGCAGGGTGGGCAAGATCAATTTAATCAAGGATTGCAAGGTGCAGCTTCTGAATTACAGGGTGGTGCGGCACAACAACGCAAAGCTTTGGACGAGCAAGGGCAAATGCTTCGCCAGTCTGGAGATCGGTTTGATAGTGACTTAACTGGCATCGAAGGTTTAGCTAGAGACAATACATCACAATTTGCTAGTGGTGTTCAGCAGTCTACTGATACGCTGCAGGGTGCAGAACAAAAATTAAACCAAGAGCTTACCCAAGCTATAGGTGAAGAACGTGGCGCTGTCGATAAGTTTGGACAGAGCACAGCAGCAGCTACCCAGCAACTTGGATCTGCTGTTGATCGGTTTGGCAACAGATTATCTGAGGCTGAGCAGCGAGGTATTGGTGCCCTGGATGATTACTCAGCAGGGTTAGATGAGTCTAAAGAAATGTTGCGTGGTTCTGTTGGGGCGTTTGATCCCAGCACTACTGACCAGTACATGAATCCATACGAAGATAAAGTCGTGGGCCAAATGATACAAGATGCTTCTGAGGGTCTTGCTAAAGGTGATATGGCACAGACTGCTAGAGATATTCAATCTGGTGGTGAGTCAGCGTTTGGTTCTAGGGCTAGGCTAACTGCTGCAGAACGCGCAGAAGCTATGGGCCGAGGCTTGGCTAAGGAAGTGGGTGGGCTTAGAGCTCAAGGCTTCCAGAATGCACAGTCAACGGCTATGGGTGAGTTTGCTCGTAACCAGAGTGCACAGAGAGGCGTAGGCGAAGGCTTAGCGTCTTTAGGTGGTCAAGGATTAAATGCACAGACTAATGCAGCTAACACGCTATCCCAGGGTGCTTCTAGC